GTTACCAACTGTCTTCAATGACAAGTAAACTTTACCGTAAACTACTGGATCGTTGTCTTCACCACCCCAAACAGATACAGCATCGATGTTTGGATAATCTTTAGTGATGAGGGTTTCATAATCGAGAGCGGTGACGGCTCTGTTCTGTGTTGTATAATGATAAGGTGCTCTGAAGCGAACCTGCTCAATTGTTTCTTTATCAGCACCACCAAACGAAGAATTGGCTGAGCTAACGATAACATTGTCTCTGTATCCGCCTGGCGGCCCACCAATTGGCTCGGTCAGCGTAAATCTAGAAATATTATTTGCTGGTGAACCTACAGTATCCAAGAATGTTGCAATGATAATATTTCCATTTTTAGGTTTCTTACCAATTACACCATCACCAAAATAAAGAACATACTGCTGGTCGTCACTTTCTTCGATAAAGAATACTTCTGAATTGGCATTTAGTTCTGTAATATCTTCTGCAAGTGTATATGCAACTCTATCTGTATTTGAAGAAGATTCTTGCACCAATACCGTGAGAGTGTCGGTGTCCACATCGGTTGAAGGTATGGTGAAGCGTCTTTTTGTATTTGAAGAGTTCATTGTATATTGAATTGTCGTAACATCACCCTGTTTAAGTGTGACATTAGCAAAAGAGAATGTGCCATTTACTTTTACGGTATTATTTGAATTGTATGTGACAAAAGTATAGTTTGTACCATCAATCGCCTCACCCAAAAATCTTTTGTATTTGTCCAGTGTAAGTGTTGTTTTTGAAAGGTCTTCAACATTTGATGGTGTGACTAGAATATTGACAATAGCCTGCGCGCCCTTCTTACTCTCAGGAACATAACCAAGGGCCTTGGCGTGTGATAGAACCGAACTGCGAATCTGAGCAGTATCCAGGAACATTTCATTGGCGGTCATATTTAAATAATAACCCATATAATGAGTATTATAAGCTAGAACATCCAGGAGTACAGACATACCAGAACCTTCAAAATCAAAGTCTTGAAACTCTGACTGACTTCTCAGGTAATTTTTAAGGTTTTCTTTGATAGAGTAAAAGTCTAATTCAGTTACTCTCAAAGCGGTATTTGATGTACTACTCATTTATCTTAATCTTTCTAGAAATATTGAAATGTTGGCTGGTTCCAATCTATTTAGAAGTACATAGGTAATGCTGACCTTATAACCATTGTTGTCATAGTCGAAGTCAACTACTAGATTAACAACTTTGACTCTGGGTTCATAGTTCTTAATGACCTCTACGATAGCATCTTTTAAGAATCCGGCTACCATAGGGTTTGCATTTTCAAACAATAGCTTTTGAGCATTACAACCGATACCTGATCTAAAAGGTCGGTCATAGAAATTGGTCAATATTAGATTGCGGATAGAACGCTTGATGGCGTCTTGACCAACTTTTTTAACTACATCCTTGGTGACAGGATGCACTATAAAGTCTAAATCTAAGTCTGAATAGTTATTTTGTCTTGCAACGATTGCCATATGCTTATTTATACCTACTCTATTGGAGTATCGGGTTCAGTTTTAGGTGTTTCTGATTTACTTTGACTGAATACATTTTCGGCATCATCTGCGGCCGAAGCGGTGTCACCGCCCTTAACAGTAATAACAGCGGGGAAGGCTTTGACTGTACCATCAGCCTGAACCCAATTAGTACCAGAAGCCTTCGTTGTAAGGTCACCACTTGTTGCTTGAATAGCTGCGGATGATCCTTTGACCGAGGCTTTACCAGACGCTTCAATAGCCACTTCGTCGGCAGATAGAATAGAAGTTTTACCGCCTGATTTAACGACCACTTCACCACTTTTAGCCATAACTGCAACCTGACTTTTAGCCGCAAGTGCGAGTGAATCGCCAGATGAGGCAACTGTCATACCGCCCTTTGAAAGAATTGTTGTTGCACCATGTGACTGTGAGCTAGAAGAACCTTCAATCTTTTCTGTTTTATTTTTAGCCTGAATATCATAATTTCCTCTGACAGTAGAATTAATATTCTGTGCTGTCATATTCAAGTCACCGTTCACATTGAAATTAGCATCACCCTTGACGTTCACATTATAATTACCGTCAACTTTAAGTGAGGCATCACCTTGAACCGTAACGTCATAAGCACCGGTAATCATCACACGATTTTCACCAAATGTGAAATTATATTGCCCGTTCTGAGCGGTGAATTGAATAGCACCATCAGCCAAGAATTGAACCATTGAACCGCCACGGTGCTGTAGTGTGATATGCTCTGCACCATTGCTGTCGTCCATCATAAATGCGTGGCCAGACCTGGTCTTATGAGAATAATAATTAGGATATTTACCGGCAGCAGAATTTTCTCTGGCGTCTTTTGGACCATCCCAACTCTGCGGTGTTTTTTTCTTCTCTACCATTCTTTAATTACCTTTCACTGAAATACTACTTTGAGTGGATTACCACCTTGCACGGTTCTCTGACAAGCATTATTAAATGTTCTAGCTGAAGCAGACTGATTTAATGCCTGAGACATACTAAGTGCGGCCGACTGTGCAGGTCCAGATAATCTACCAAACATATCGAACATTGTTTTAGCCGAAGAGCCAAATAAATTCTGACCTGGAATTACACCAGGAAATGCTGAGGCAGAACTCATGGCCGCTGAAGCAGCCTGAATAGCCATCTGAAGTGGCTTAGGTATATTCTGTGTGATAGCACCAGAAGCACTGACTGATACCGGTAAAGGTATACCAAACGGCGTACTAACCAATAGAGTCAACGAAGGCAATTTATCTTGCCCATACAGGCTTGTATCATACTGCAATCTCTGCATACAATGCACCATATCATTTAGATTGTTGCATCGACCTAATATATTGGCAGCATTTGTCATGAGTGTTACTGGATCGGCTTTTGCACCAGAGGTGAACATGCCTGTATTAGTTGTCTCAATAGACTGAACCAATTTAGACATACTCATAAATGACATTCTCATCTGAGGTGATAATCCAGAAAATAATTTCTTTTGTAAATCTAAGGCTATTTTTGTCGTAAAGGCTGCGGTGACACCAGAGACGGCTGCACCAACAATATCACCTGCAACTGGACCTGCCACAGAACCGACTGAATCACTTACTATACTGTTAACCGCAGAACCGGCCACCACACCTGCGGCTAATGCACCAATTGGGTTGCCTGAGGCCAATGAACCTAATATTGAACCTAGAGAAGGTGTAATACCTGGTAATAAAGCGGCTATTGATGGTGTAAGAATATTGGCTGCCGACTGAGACGCTGAAGCAATACCATTCATCTGAGGCATAATCATACCTGACATTGGATAGATAGCACCATTTGCAGGTATGCCTTGCAATAGACCGTGCTTGTGCTTTTCACCCTTTTCTTTAATCTGTCTGACCTTTACACCACCTACGGTAGTTTCAGTTATTGTTGGTGGTATGCGAACATCGATGACTGTATTAATAGCCTTTTGTATTTGTGGCAGACTGAGAAGATCAAAATTACCTGGTACTCTTGAACTCGGATCAAATATCTCGTTACCTGTGCCTACAATATGGCACTGGTTCGAGCCTGTATCTTTCTTCACAAAGACCATAGAACCTGGGTCGAGCGTGCCTTCAAAGGTCGACTGTGAAGATTTAGAAGGCATCTTCATCATAGTCGAGAAGGCTAGATGCTCGGTCTTAACGTCTTTACCATGCAGACCTGGAATAAAGATTTTCATATTATTTGATTGATCTGAGGCTGGGTCGCTATCATCACCACCGACAACAATACCGACCAGTGTACCATCGCTGAAACTGTTTGTCATTAAACCACTCCTGTACCAACCGTTGATGATACGCAGTCCATATTTGTGACCGCATAACCGCCGCGACGAACTTCATGAAACATATTCATAATTAAATATCTACCTGAACCGTAATTCTTTGCAAATTGACCTGCTGCTAATGCTTGCTTATTATATAAATTAAATTCAACAACTTCACCGACATGCAGAGAAGGATCAAATGGTACGGTCATTCTCAATGCTATCTTATCTCTATCTATAAGACTCATTCTGGCTTGCCTTTTCAACAAATACTTCTCTACGTCTGAATTACATGAGTTTTGTTGCTGCGCTGTATTTCTATTAGTCTGAGCCATCTTCACAACACCAGAACCAAGCCCACACCCAACCGTTTGGTCACCAGTAAGCGAGAACATTTTATTTACCGGATTAAATACGATCAGTGAATTAATATCTTTACCGTCTGGTCCTACACCATTGAGAATATCGGTGAGTAAGTCAAAGTCGCATGGAAATTGATATGACATTACATGACTAGGATCAACCATACCAGCTTTAACGATACCTGTTTCATATTCAGTAAACTTCTGAATAGGGGATTTTCTAGTTAAAGAATAGAGTGAACGAAAATGGTGTGTGCCTAGATTTTCATAGGTCATATAATGAATAAACGATGGGTCATTACCATTGGCCAGTGACACATTACATTGCTGCGAGACGACCTGAAACGGGTGAATATTTTCTGCAATATAATCTCTAGCAGGGTCAGCCGTTTCAATATCAAGGGTTCTAGCACCAGCGCACGTTCTAAGAATATCGGCTACAATCTCTGAAGGCTGCGTGCATTTCCATGATTTTGATACCGTAGAAGCGGCGTCATTCAGCATTGTGGCGTCACAAGCACGGATTGTAAACTGTTCGATGTTGGTGTTAATACGGCGTCTATTTTCTACTCTATAGACTTTCTGCACAATCTCCATGCTTTTTGGTCGGCCATATACACCTAAAATAGGTTTAGTCAGAGTGATCGATACATCAGAATTTTTAAATGTATCTATATCTTTGACGGGTAAACTCTGCACATAGCTCGACACTTCAATAGAGGTCTGTAGACCAGGTGTCAAAAGACTTTCACCCAATATAATCTTTTCTATGGTAAAATCTGTAAAGATTGCATCAGAGGCCGTTAAGAAATCAACGACCATATCGGTTGAGAAATCGTCTATGTATGGATAATCAACGTCAGCCATGATTTACCTTTTAATACTTTAATTTTCTTATATATGGAATATCATCTGCCTTGGTGAGGCTATTAAATTCACTATAAATTCTCTCATAATATTCACTCTTGATTATTTTAATTTCGCGCTTCTTTTCATTCTGTTGGTCTTCCCAGTCATAATTAGAGACGCGGTTTCTACTAGTTGTTTCAACGACCGTCTTGCCATTTACAGAGAAAGTCTCAACCGATTGTGTGGCTGGTAGTGAATCGTATGTGTCATATGGGACTGGTGGCTCATCAACGGTCAGACTAGATTGATTGACCTTAAATCTAAATGTTGTGGTAATACCACCAATTTCTCTGCTAATGACCTTTTCATAGTGATGATATGTGGTCTTAGCCGTCTCAATACTACCATATTTGTCGATGATATAATTATTAAATGCACGAGTGTTTAATGGCCAGTCATATTGTGGATCTACAATATCATTGGCATAGAATATAATCCAATATGCCTCTGGATTACCATATATCTTTTCAGCCAGTATTTCTGGTGTGTCAGTATCAGTTATTGTATATTTAATATATGCCGCGGCATTTTCAATAACTTGTTTAACAATGGCAAGTCTGAACGTGATATTGGTAACTACCTGATAATTAGATAGTTTATTTTTAGTAATATCATACGCCACTTTAGGAAAAGCATCGAGAAAACTGGCCATTTATTAAAACCCTTGTTCGATTCTTGCTTTGTGTGGAATTTCGACTTCTCTGAACGCCATTGAAAGTCTGACAGCCACAGGGTGACCGTTTCTAAATGTAGAGAACATACCACCAGTGGGTGAATAATCAACCTCAATTTTTTCCATAACACAGGTGTTGATTTTAGGTATATTTGTATTCTCACGACCGTTCTGATAGAATGTGATATCAAACTCAGATGGTGGTACGAAAGTAAGACCTGGTCCTAAACTTGTTGCAAGACCACCAAAAGCTGCACCAGCAAGACCGCCTACGGCAGCCGACCCAAAAGATCGGCCGGTAGCAAGCCCGGCAAGAGCACCTATCGTGCCACCGATTGCAGCACCTACACCACCATTAACACTACCGCTACCAATTCCTGGTGCAGCATGTATTCTTAAAGTTTTAATAATACTTTTAATTGCTTCAGATTCATATTCATTTCTCGGTGCCATTAATACTTCAAACACATATTGTTTCTGCGGTGTGGTCGAGAATAATATTTCAACGCGAGGATTAATAGGATATTTGGCGAGTGAGGCTACTTGGCTAATCATACGACCGGCTGAATCTAATACTCTAGCGGCTGATACACCAGATTGTAGTGCAGATTGAACTGATCTGCCGCTAAGAGGTCCACCACCTGCCACAAGCGCAGCCAAACCAACGCTAGCCACTCTACCACCAAGAGCGGTGAGCGATACTTCTTCATAAATGTTTTGGTTGGTATGTATCATGCTACTTGGCATAAATAACGCAATAGACTCAGCAATTCTTCTAGTAAATCTAGGTACTGACAGCGATTCTCTCTGCGCTTCTCCGCTTGGTGTAGGGGTTAAACCATAAGACAATTGTTCCGCAGGAGTACCATACTTCGCAGTATCAACTTTAGACAACTCGCCAGTTAATGTTCCAGCACCAAAAGTGGTTCTAGGTTGACCTGTGAATGGGTTGACTGGCACGTTAATATTAATAACCATGTAGTGACCGCCATAATAACTGGCAGTCAGATCACTTGGGAACATTCTATAGTTGAAGTTAAACCTTGACTGACTAAGCCCTGATAAATCTACACCTTCAGGTATATTGCCGTCGATAACACTGTTTTGATCGGTTTGCTCTATATCGGGCATACTACAAAATTAACTCCTGATTGGATTCTATATATTTATATGAAAACCTATAAAGGGCGATTTTCGCCAAAGAACCCAAAGAAATACATCGGTGACCCAACGAACATTATATTTCGTTCGCTATGGGAACTTCGCGTTATGAAGTATTTAGATGAGAACGCTGGTGTCCTTGAGTGGAGATCAGAAGAAATAGCTATACCCTATAAATCACCCGTTGATGGTCGATATCACCGATACTTCCCTGATTTTATTGTAAAAGCCAAAGCTGCTAACGGTGGCACCAAGACACTGATGTTAGAAGTCAAACCCAAAGCACAGACTGTTGAGCCTAAAGTACAATCTAAAAAAACTAGAAGATACCTGACCGAGGTCATGACATGGGGTGTTAATCAGGCCAAGTGGGAGGCTGCACGAGAGTATTGTGAAGACCGCGGTTGGGAGTTTAAATTAGTTACCGAAATTGAATTAGGAATCAAATAAATAACATTATGGCCAAAAGAGAAGATGAAGCAAAAGACTGGTTTATAGGCAAAGCACGCACCGCAGCGGGCTATAGAAAGAACATTGTCGGTAATGATGATCGTGGTAGAGACTCCACGACTATTGGCAAAATGTATTTCTTTTACTATGACCCAAAGACAAAAGATAAACTGCCCGTCTATGATAGATTTCCTTTGGTGTTTCCAATCGAACGCTATTCAGACGGGTTTCTAGGTTTAAACCTGCACTATCTTAGCCAGGGTGAGCGTAAAGCATTGCTCAACCGCTTGATGGAGTTTAGGTCAAATAGTCGAATGGACGAAAGAACAAGGTTGAGATTATCATATGACCTGATTGCCAGTACAAAGAAGCTGGCTTCTGCCGCTCGACCTTGTATTAAAAGATATTTGTTCAGTCATGTCAGAAGCAAATTCGTAGAAGTTACCGCAAACGAATGGGACCAGGCTATAAACCTGCCCGTCGAAATGTTTGTTAGAAAAGGTTAAAATATGTCTAGTCAATACATACCAAATTATCCAGCCGCACTCTCTATGGATTATTTTCAGGCTATTACCCATAAATTTGGTAGCTTAGCCAAGTCAGCAAGATTTATTGCGAAAATTGTGCCTGTTGGTCCAGAAGTTGTTGATATGGCCATCAGCAATCCTGCCTATAGAGATTTGATGTACCTGTGTGAGGCCGCTGAATTTCCAGGTCGCGGCTTTATGAATGTTGACCTTCGATATTATGGTCCGTCTCTAAAGCTGCCTTATCAGTCCACATACGAAGATATTAATTTGACCTTTCTATGCCGCAATGAAAGCTATGAAAGACAATTCTTCGATGATTGGATGGAGATAATTAATCCTACGTCATCATTTAATTTAAACTATCGTGATGATTATAGATGTTATGTAGAAGTATATCAGATAGCTGACTATGCTGAAGGTGCTTATGGCGGCTCTTCATATTATCCTGGTTTTGGTGGTCTAACTCAACCTAGTGGCCCACCGGCTGCCAATTATAAGTTTACTTTGTTGGATGCCTGGCCCGTATTGGTCAACCCGCAGCAAATTACATGGGCGGACGACCAGTTTTTAAGATTGGGTGTTTCATTCACTTATCATTGGTGGACACGATTCAGTCTTGACGGTGGAATAGAAGAAGATTTTGAACCAATATCATATGATATCATTTAATTGAGAGGCGAAGATTATGACGTTACCTAGAGTTGATGTGCCGACTTATGAATTGAAAATACCATCTAGCAGCCGAGAAATTACAGTCAGGCCTTTTTTGGTCAAAGAAGAAAAGCTGTTATTAATTGCAGCCGAATCTAAAGACGATAAAGAAATTATTACCACAACCAAGCAGGTAATTAAAAATTGCATAGTAAGCGATGATATAGATGTAGATAGTCTGCCGTTTTTTGATATCGATTATCTATTCATCGCTCTGAGAGCCAAATCAATTGGTGAATCCATTGAGATGCGCTTCACATGCAATAATGTACTTGAAGACGGAAATGAATGTGGTCATATGTTCTATGCTGATATTGATATCGCCAAGGCTAAAATTGAAGAAGTGCCTGGTGTAGAAAGAGATATTAGACTGAGCGATAAGATGACGGTAAGAATGAAGTACCCATCTTATGCTATAATGAAGGTGATCGATGAAACTGAAAATGTTATGGAAAAGAAAATCAAGGTCATCATGAATTGTATCGAATACATTGTAGATGGTGAAGCGGTCTACTCTGTCAAAGATTATACCAAAGATGAATTAAAAGATTTCATTGAAGGTCTCACTGAAAAACAATTTAAAAGTCTTGAGGTCTTCGTAGATAATTTTCCATCTTTTGCGGTCGATCTAGATATGACCTGTCAGAAGTGTAAGTTTGACCACCACTTAAAATATAAGGACTTCACAAGTTTTTTTCTCTAATGCTTGGTTATGATAAGTTGATGAATTTCTATAAGACTAACTTTGCATTGGTTCAACACCACAAATATAGTCTTACCGATATAGAAAATATGATACCTTGGGAAAGACAGATTTATCTAGACTTACTCAAGGCTCACATCAAAGAGCTAGAAGATCAGCGCCGTGACCAAGCGGCAATAAACAGAAGAAGATAATAAATGGCTAAAGGTAAATTTCAGAATTTAACGATTAACTATAGACAGATGCTTGAAATGCCGGTTCAAGATAGAATCAGTATTGCCAAAAGCACCGAAGGTCAATCGCTAATGTCTGCATTGACACCTACACAATATGCCTCATTATTTCCAAGTTATTATAAAGATCGTGCTGTACTGCCTAACATATCAGGGTTTGAAAAGGCTCTAACTTCTGAAGGTGCGGCTAG